CAGGAAATAGGTTGGCTTGTTTATAAAGATGAAAGAAAAATAGTCATTATGAGATCTAGAATAGTAACGGAAGACGGAAGTATAAATGAAGGTGGTGGACATATAGCAATTCCATTTTCTTGGATAACAAAAATAGATGAGTTAAAAGTTAATGAAGAAATTAATAATGCTGATAGTTTTTATCCTTATCAGTCAATACGCACAAGCTAGTGGAAGTGAAGCAAATGTTGGAGATTTTGGTACTAATCAACAAGCAGAAACAATAACCACTACTACAGAAACAACAGTCAACCAAGAGGGGATGCCTGTTACTACAGCAGTCGGTAATGGTAGCCCTATTTATAACCAAGATGCCTGTGTCATTTCATCAGGCAGAGGACTGCAATCATTACAACTTGGTATTAGTTTTAATACTTTAAAAGTTGATAAGAACTGTGAGCTTTTAAAGCTTTCAAGACAATTAAGTAGTTTAGGTTTAAAAGTTGCTGCTACTTCTGTGCTTTGCCAAGATCCTCGTGTCTGGTGGGCTATGAGAAATGCAGCTACCCCATGCCCAATCAAAGGATTAATAGGAGAAGATGCAATTGATTACTATGTTAAAAACCCTAAGTATGTTCCTAAGCCTCTCGTTGTTGATAATAGTGTTACAATTCAGTCAACAGACGAGTGCAGGGGAAAACGATTACGATATGACTTCACTAAACGAAGCTTCATCCGAAATGAAGAATGTAGTACAGAATAGAATACAAGATTATATTCAATGGACTACACAATCAATGGAAGATGGCACAACTATTATATATCATCCTACAAGCGGAGAAGAGTATGAGCTAACAGCAGAACAAATGGATGTGTTTAACCAAGCATATGCAGATGGTCTTGTAAACAGTACACCAGAGGCTTTGTCGCTCGTTCTACTAAACGATATGATAGATTTAGAACAAGATACATATGAAACTGAAAAAGAAACTTTAATAGAAGCTGCTTCAGAAATATCAGCAGTAACTGAATTAGCAGATAAACTTGTAAATGGAAATCAAGAAACTAAGATAAATGCAGAAGCATATGCAACTGAAAATGATCTTAGAGCTGTTAAAGAATCTAGTAGACAAAAGTTTAATACATCTATATCAGGAATGTTAGAAGCAAGTATGACTAAAAATATGATAGAGTCATATGCACAAGATTCAATTGTAATAGATACAATAGCTAATGCTTTTATGTCTACAAATACTATTATGGATTTTTTTACTAATACTGCTGTATCAATAGATGAATTAAATTATACTCAATTAAATCTTGATTGGAATGATGCTAATGTAGGTGTAAATAGTTTAATGTATGATATGTATGCTACTGTACCTTTTTATACTAATGATATTCAACCAGTTCCCACAATAATATATGAAGGAGAATAATTAATGAAGCCACAAGATGTTGCATTATGGGTTGGACTAGCATCCTCTATTGGAGGAGCTGCTGTAGGTTATGGAACTTTAACAGAAAAAGTAGCCACTTTGGAGGCTTCAACAGATGCTACACATCTAGAAGCTAGATTAACTAAACTAGAAACGAGGATAGAAGACAATGATATTGGAAATATTAGCAAACAAATTGAAGAAGTTAAAGGAACTATTAAAGTCCTTGAAGGGAAAGTTGAGGGCATTAATATCCCAGATACAACTAAAGCTGAAACAGAAATACGAGTTTTGCAAGAACAAGTTAGTGCTCTTAAAGAACAAGTTAAAAGGATAAAGAATAAACCAGATAATCCATTACTTTAAGGAGAAAATAATGGCACACTGTACAACTAAAAAACCTAGAGTTAAAAAAAATAAAGGCTCTAGAGTAAATGAAGCAGGCAATTATACTAAGCCTACTATGCGTAAGAATTTATTTAATAAAATAAAAGCAGGCACGAAGGGTGGTAAAGCAGGTCAATGGTCTGCTAGAAAAGCTCAGATGTTAGCTAAAGAATATAAAGCCAAAGGGGGCGGATATAAGTAGTAATTAAAATAAATATATCGTTCATCCTATACGGACGGAAGTAAGCAATAGTGCTGAAGGAACGCTTGATAATTTTATCAATCATGTTTTGGAGGTATATTATGACTGTACGTTATTATAGAGGCATTAAAATAAATAAAAATTCTAAAGTTAAAAAAGCTAACAAAGAAGATAACAAACGCACTTATCGTGGTGTAGCATATAGTAAGTAAGTAAACAAGGAGTAATATAAATTATGAAAGTAAAAGCCCCTGATGGTTATCATTGGATGTTACAAAAAAATGGTAGCTATAAGTTAATGAAACATAAAGGCAAGTTTGTTCCACATAAAGGAGCAACTTTAAGTGCAAACTTCGAAATACAAAAGGTACATAAAAAGTAATGGCTAAAGATCCTAGAGTAGGTACAGGTAAAAAACCAAAAGGCTCTGGCAGAAGATTATATACTGACGAGAATCCTAAAGATACTGTTAGTATAAAGTATGCGACTGTTCAAGATGCAAAAGACACTATCAATAAAGTAAAAAGAATTAGAAAGCCTTATGCTAGAAAGATTCAAATACTTACAGTCTTAGAACAAAGAGCTAAAGTACAAAAGAAAAATACACAAGCCCAGTTAGCTAAACAAGCTAAAGCAGCCCTGAAGAGAGCAAGGAGAACAGTGTAATGGCATTAAAAAAATCACAAAAGTCTTTGAAGAAATGGACTGCACAAAAGTGGCGAACAAAATCAGGTAAGCCTTCTGCCAAAACAGGAGAAAGATATTTACCTTCATCAGCTATAAAATCTTTAAGTGCTTCTGAGTATGCTAGAACTTCGGCAAAGAAACGTAAAGATACTAAAGCAGGTAAGCAACATAGCAAGCAACCTAAATCTATAGCTAAAAAAACTAGGAGGCATAGAAAATAATGGCTAAGAAAAAAGATTCTAAATTAGCAAAAGCAGGGGTTGCATCTTATAATAAAGCTAAACGTACTCCATCACATCCTACAAAATCTCATGTGGTTGTAGCCCGAAAAGCTGATGGGTCTACAAAGTTAATTAGATTTGGTCAGCAAGGTGTTAGAGGTGCAGGTAAAAATCCTAAGACAGCTAAAGATAAAGCTCGTAAGAAGTCTTATTATGCTCGTCATAATGCACAAGATTCTAGCCCTGATAAGTTTAGTGCTCGTTATTGGTCGCACAAAGTTAAGTGGTAGGATGATTTAAAGCTTGTAATTCGTCTTCTAAATATTTGTGTAAAGGAGATAGTTTATCTGAACATAGATTAATTAGCTTACGCATTAATTGTAGTTCATCTCCTTTAAAAACTTTATGGAGATCTTCTTCTGGTATGCCTGACATCTCTGTCATTACAGTACCAGAAGAGTTCACCAAGACTTTGAAGCTTATTAAGTTTCCATCTTTATTTTTATTCTTCATATAATTCCTATATTACTCCAAACATTGAATATGATATGCAGACAAGTAATTATCTCCAACCATGTTATCCAACTATATCTCACAACCACCTGCCACACAAGCTAATTCTTGCGTACCAGTAGTTGTATCTTCTTTTTCAAACTCACCTAGTTTATCCCAATCAATTTCTTTTGGCATTTGTTTAAGTAAGTTTTTATATGTTTTTTCATCTACAGCTTCATAAGGTGCTTGCTGATAAACATGATCTGTTCGTGGTAAGAAACTAATACCTGAACAACTATCTAGTTTATCCCATACCCACTGACCTGCCGCCATAAACTCATCATCAGAATAATATATAGTTACACTAGGTTTATGTTCACACCAATGATTCTGATATACATCCCATAAGTTTAACTGTGTTTCAACATTTAAAGATTCAACACAAGTAGCTCCGTTAGGTGCTTTGATAGGGAAAGAGAATACATAGTTCTCATCATTCATTACATCCTTTTCAGCAGGTACTCCTGCATCAATTAAGAAAGTTGAGATGGGATCTTTACCATCTGATCTAACTCTTCTAATATAATGTGGAGAGAATCTAGCATGAATACCTGATGCACTGTCTACCAACTGACTTACAGTACCTGATGGTTTAACACAAGTAATTGCTGTTGATTGATTAATGCCTAGTTTTTCTGACCATTCTTTATTTGTTTTTACACAAATTTCTTTAAGTTTTTCAAGAGCACTAGGAAGATCTGTCATATTAGGATGATCAAACCAAGTGCCAGATTTTTGTTTGCCACTTAAAATAGCATGATCCATAATACCTGTCATGCTTACACCAAGTAGACATTCTTCTTCTGTATTCTTTTTCCATACAGATCTAACATATCTAAAGTCTGTTAAAGAAGATTGTAGTGTTCCTAGTATAGTAGCTATCTTTGCTTTACGTTTTAAATCTTCAAAGGTATCAGAGCTACGAACAACTATTTCTGAAAGGTTACATACTTGTCCAGATCTTAATATTATTTCTGAACATGGATTAGTTCCAAAGTCATAATCTGTATCTCTTCTACCATTTAAAGATGCTTGATTCTTTGAAGCTACCCTAGAGAATATACCACGCTCACCTGCCTTAGATTTATATAAACTTAACCACTCTTCTAAGAATGTTTCGAACTCAGGGCGTTCCGTATATACTGCACTATTGTTAGCGAGTGCCCTTTGCGTATTATTTTCCCACCAATTTCCAGACTTAGCATGACGCATCCTATCATCAGAAAGGTTAGAGAGACTGATAAGAGCAGAACGCCTAACACCCCCAACAACAACGATCTCTGCAATCTTACACACCAAATCATGACATTCTATACTTGTAAGTTTTCGACCACTGGCTTGCCGAAAAGTAGATACAGTGAAATGAAACAAAGCATTAAGAGGATCAGGACCACTGCTACGACCACCAAAGGTTTTGAGCCTTTCACCCTTTTGACGTAAACGGCTAAGATCCCACGAAGGTATCTGACCTGAATACAAAAGGCTAACCAACTCACGATAAGCTTTTGCCCAACCAATTTTCGAATCTTTAACAACCACTGTAGTATCTGTTTCATGAAATTCCTCCGCAACTTCTGGTAATTTATTTACTGACTGTCTCTCTACTGAGAAGCCAACTCCTGTGCCACACATGAGCACATATAATATTTCATCAAATGCTCTTATATGATCTATTGCTATATAAGAACAATTGAATCCTGCCATATTATCTCTTTCTAATGCCTTACCTGCTGTCATAAGACAACGCATAGAAGGCATAACATCTAGATTGTAGATAGCATCATAAAGCATTTTAGATTCTTTATCATCTATCTGACCACGCTCTTTAAAAAAATCTACATATCTTTGTACTGTTTCTTGCCATGTTTCTCGTCTATTATCCTCCTCTCGCCAACGAGCATAGCGAGATTTATGTATATATTCTTGGTATGAATCCATCATTTATAGCATTTCCT